TGCGGTTCGTGAACTGCACACGGATGCTGTGGGGTATCCAGTCCACCCAATGCCTACCGTTGTTGGGTATGCCCTTCTCATTGGCCACGGCACTGGGCGGCTGTCCGCTCCTGTCTCGGTACTGGTGCAACTTACTCCTGAGTTTGTCCAGTAAGGCGATGTATTGTGTATAGGTATTCACGAACGCCCAATCTTTCAACTCCTCATGGGCTGCGTCTAACTCCGCTTGCCTACGCTTTAGCCGTGCCGTGGCGGTGTTGCGTGTGCGCTGTATGTCGTGTAGTAGCGTAGCCCACAACTTCGTGTGCTGCGCTTTTTTGATTGCCGCCACACGCTTGGCCTCATGTGCGGCTACCGCTAACGCTGCCATCCTCGCTCGTTCCTCGGGGTTTTTGTGCTCCTGAGTGAGTAGGTTATGCCGTGCGTTTGGCCGCATCTGTATAAGTTTGTCGATGGAAGTGTATGCCATAGTAGTAAATCCTTTATGCACTTGAAGTAGTGTTGCACCGTGCAACACTTTCTATTCTACACACTTGAAGTAACTTGTGGCAAGTTTTTGGTATTTTTGGCAAGGTGTTAATTGCATATGCATAATTTCTGCCAGTAGGTGCGCCCAATAGATATGCGGCTCTCGGCATCTTATGTCCTACGTATCTAGCACTTTTGGCAACACTATTAAACCCTAGGGTGTGTGTATGTGAGTGTGTATAGATAGATAGGTGGGTGGTTGCCTACATAGATTAAAGACAATACATATACTTTGTTAAGTGTTATATATATAGATAGATGTGTTGTTGAGTAAGTGCTGCGCCCCTAGCATTGGTGCGGGTTTCCGCTTGGCAGAAAGTTTGTATTTGCGAATAACGCCTTGCCAGTGCCTAAAAAACAGGCACTTACACACTTTGCAGCGTCTAATCCCTAAGTGTTGCACCGTGCAACACTTTCCTTCCTTAGTAGTCCTCGCCATTGCGGGCGGGTTGTGCGCCTGAGAACGCAGGGTTGATTGGGGCATCGTGCTTCCACGTCACCGCCTCGATAGAAGGGGCATCGGTGCAGATACACACAATGCGCTCGAAGCGTATCGGCGGGGTTTTGTTTGTTACCCAGTCAAGCGTGGTGGCAACTAGGTTCTTGCCTGTATGGGTGTAACTCTCCACACGCATGGGCTTGCCGTGTACTTGGATGATTTGCCCGATGCGGTACTCTGCCTTGGGTATGTAAGCGAACTTCATTTTGATTCTCCAGTTAAGTGTTGCTGTATGCGCTGACCAAGGTCGTGCCTTGCCACAGTTCCACCACCTTAAAGGTTTTGGTCAGGGCGTGGAACAAGCCGTGGGCGCTAGTCAGGCTTTCCACAGTTGCGTAATGATTTGCGCCGTTGTCTCGTACGATTATTGAAAACATAGGATTCTCCAGTTAGACATGAAACGAAACACCGTGCAAGCCCCGCCCTCGGAGTCTCACACGGAAAACTGTTGCACTGTGCAACACTATTACTTGGCAGAGAAACCCGCCAAAGCCTGCTTAACAGCCTCTTGAGCCTGTTTCTTGGTCAACCCTGCCATCGCCGCCTGAATACTCAGGATGACGGCTTTGCTGACCTTCACGGGCACAACCTTGTTGCTACGCTGTGCTTTCCTGCGGGTTGTGCCCATCAAGTTGTGGTTGATGTCTGCCAACAGGCTTCGGGCACTGTCTGTCTTTTTGCCTACGAACACGACCCGCCCCGTGCCCTTGGTCTCGAGGGTTACCCCGCTTACCTTGGTGACAATCCACTCCATGATGTGTGGGCGGGCACTCTCTACCGTGGGATACCCTGCGGCAATGACATCTTTGATAAGGGATACACGAGCCCCTACGAAAGTATCAAGCGTGGTGAACAGGGCGGTTTTGTTTACTGATTTAGTCATGGATGTTTCTCCTAAGTGACATTGGTTGAAAGCGTTGCACCGTGCAACACTTATCGGCAGGGCTTATCCCCTAGCGACAACTCTACTTTACCAAGCGAGGGTATTTACATCCTTTTAGGCATCACCCTGAAGACCCCACGGTGGGGGTACAACCCCTTTTTGACGACATAACATGCTATGTGTATAAACACTGTTTCGTAGCCGCACAGCCTATTTTGTATAACCTTAGACAACTAAACCACAGAAGCCCCCCCCCTTGCTTAAAAAGAGGCACCTCAAAAAAATTTCTACGAAAAATAAAAAAAACCCCGAACTCCTTGTGGAAGCCGGGGTTTAAAGATCAACGTAGTTGATCGAGGAGAAGCAAATGAACAACATCAACCAACGAAGTTGCACAATCACCGAAACGTAGTGTACACTACCCTTAACGAGGCTTCAACGGCTTACGCATGCTAGACCACTTGATTGATTTTGAACCGGAGGTGTTTGACTACACCCCCAAAGCTGTGCAGGACCCTGCGAAGGTGTCCTCCGTCGGCGTGCTCGACGCAAAAATCCAAACGAAAGACTGGATGCAGGCGCTTGGAGCCGTTGACTCAGACGCGCTTGTCAGCGAGATTGACACCAAATCAGCCCGTGAAGCGTTTGCCAACATTGTTTCCGCATCCCCCGAAGAAATTACCCACACCGCGCTGGCCCATGTAAAGACACCTGCGGCCGTACAACATCTTGTTGGGATGCTGACCGCCTACGACTGGGAGTTTGTGCACCAAGCCAAGGAGCTTCGCGGGTATGCAGTAGCAAAACTGGTCGAAGAAACACAAAGCCCCAACGCTAACATCCGCCTAAAGGCACTTGGGTTGCTAGGCAAGGTCACCGAGGTTGGTCTGTTCACCGACAAGATTGAGGTCAAGAAGGAAGAGATGTCCGACACCGAACTCGAGCAGCGGATCAAAGAAAAACTTAACCGGTTCATGCACATAGTGGATGTGGTTGACGTAAGTGATAAGGGGACAGAAGCCCCGCCAGCCCCAGCATCCGATGAACATTGACAAACTCACCACCCTAAGTAAGCCTGAGTTAGAAGCGCTTATGCGGGCCCTGCCCACGATGTCCATAAAGGACAAAATGGAGCTTATGGATGATTTGGACATTCGAGAACGCCGAGCCAGCCTGACGGCAGCACAGGGAAACATGTTGGGTTTTGCCAACGCCGTGTACCCCGGGTTCAAGATTGGGCCCCAGCACAGGAAGCTAGCCAAGATTTTTACGGACGTGATCGAAGGGCGCAAGAACCGCGTCATCATCAATATTGCACCCCGTATGGGTAAGTCCGAATTCAGTTCATACCTATTCCCTGCCTATTTTTTAGGCAAGTACCCCGAGAAAAAGATCATCATGGGCACCCACACTGCGGGTTTGTCCGAGGATTTCGGTCGCCGAGTGCGAAATTTGCTTGATACGGAGGAGTACCATGAAATTTTTCCCCAAACAAACGTGGCATCTGACCAAAAGGCTGCAGGCAAGTGGTCTACTTCTGCTGGGGGCCAGTATTACGCGGCTGGTGTGGGCGGTGCCCTTGCCGGTCGTGGTGCTGATCTGTTCGTTATTGATGACCCACACTCCGAGCAGGACGTAAAGATCAACAGCCGTCTTGCGTTTGACACCGCGTGGTCTTGGTTCCAGACCGGACCCTTGCAGCGCTTGATGCCGGGTGGGGCGATCATCATCGTGATGACGCGGTGGTCGCTCTTGGACCTTACTGGGCGCTTACTAACGTACCAGATGAAAAATCCCGAGTCGTTGCCGTGGGAGATTGTAGAGTTACCGGCCATCTTGAACGAGGACGAAGACGACGAGAAGTCGCTCTGGCCGGAGCAGTGGCCGCTGGAGACATTGAAGGCGACCAAGGCCAGTATCGAGCCACGGTATTGGAACGCGCAGTACATGCAGCAGCCTACGGCCGAGAACTCAGCGCTGGTGTCACGCAAGCATTGGAGAGTTTGGGAACATGATGAGCCGCCCAAGTGCGACTACATACTGCAGAGTTGGGATACGGCGTTCGAGACAAAGAACACAGCCGACTATTCAGCCTGTACGACATGGGGTGTGTTCTACAACGAAGACGAGGGCAACAGCCCGCAGGTGATCCTGCTCGATGCGTTTAAAGACCGGATGGCGTTCCCTGAGTTGAAACAGGTCGCGCTCAAGCACTGGAAAGAGTGGGAGCCTGATGCGTTCATTGTGGAGAAG